CCCCTGCAATGAGGTAATCACAAGCATCTTTGTAGCCACTCAAATGCTTAACGATCTTAGCCTTCTGTCCGAACAGTTCAGCAACCTCTTTAGAGGCCTTCTTACCCGGCTCATCAGCATCGAAGCAAATAACAATGTTCTCAAAGGTGTTCAGCCATTCATACTGAGCTTTACAGTCCTTCAGAGCCGCCTGTGCGCCATTCCGTATAGAGACACTAGGCCACTGGCTTCCTGTGAGTTGATAGCCTGCGAGGGCATCAAGTTCTCCTTCGTAGATGGTGATGTACTTACCCCCTGCGTGAAAGAGCTGCTGTCCGAACAACCTAGCATCCTTGAATGAGCCAAGAATGCTGAAAGTTTTGTCTGCCACTCGTCTAACTTTTGCTGCGACAACCCCTCCGGAATCGTCAGTGTAAGGGTAAAAGTGTTGTGCATTGTCTTGTGTAACTCCATACTTTTCACAGGTTTGAAGGGTAATACCTCTGTCAGGTATTGCTTTAACAGTTCCTTTGATGTCTAGCATCGGTGTCTTTCTAGGCATTACAGCCTGTTGTTTAACTGATAGATCACAAGCATCAGCCTCATGTTCGTGGTGATGACAATTGAAGCAGTAGAAGTGTCCATCGTCATATTCAGCCCCTGCATCTGAGCTTCCGCAGTGCTCACAAGCTACATGGCGGAGAAACTTAGATTCAGGTTGAGGTTTACGTACTAGGTTAAGTTTCATTCTTTAATGCCTCACGTAGCCCTTCAATGGTCTTTAGAGCCTTTTTATCAGGATAGCCATAGTAGATGTCCCCTCTGAGCTGAAAAGCTGTGAAATCCTCTAGCATTGCCAAAGTATCAGCTAAAGCTTTCAAGCTTGAGTCACCTGCAAGGGAGACATGAGGGAAAGGCCAAGGTTTAGATTCATCAATGTTCATTTTACGCTCACTTTGTTCACTTTGAAAGCACCAGTTTAATTAAAGTTACGATGAAGACAAATATAGCCATCATCATGGCAAGGGATCATCTAAAGGTGAGACATGACCATTACTGATCTTAGTCAAGACAGCCTCAGCTACATGAGACATAACCTTATCACGACCACTGTTAATGATTAAGTCAGCCATGCTGTCAATGACAGACCAATACCAACACTCATATTCGACAACATCAAGTTCATTGTCATCAATCAATTCAATAGACATAATTATCCTTTCAATGGGTTAGTCTATATCACTATGTGAAATCTTACACTTTAAAGTAACTTTATAAGTATTACTTATAATATTATCTTTAATAGTGTATTTACTTCTATGTTAATGTCATAGGTACTCTGTAGATACCTTTAAAGTAAGGGTAGCATACTTTAAAGATTCTGTCAAGCCCTACCTTAATAGTCCCTACTTTCAGTAGTGTCAATATTGTCCTCATCCTCTACAGTGTCATCCATATCATCAGCTGATATGAGGTCTTGTCTGTCCTTTGTAGGCAGGTGAGAGTCACTCTGTACAGTTTTAAAGCATTGTTGACATAGATCAATGAACATACCAGTTACAGCGTGCTTACGGGTACTTTCAAAGTCTGTCAATATCTTATCGCAACATAGACACTTCATACGTCCTCCACCACTTCAATTAAATTCATGTCATCAGGGTCATATCCTAACTCTTCATAAACCTTAGACTCAGCTTCATCCTCATTGGCAGCATACACCCAAACTGTACGTGTTGGGCTTACCTGATAGCAATATTCATTCATGATCATCATGGTTTCCTTTTAAAAGGGTTAACTGTTGCCCAAGCCGCTAAGTGCACAGGTTTACCATTAGCATCGTAACAGAGGCTGTACATCCCGTCAATGTGTTTAAACCATAACAATCCATTGATTGTCTTAATCGGTGTCTCTTTGGGTACGTCATACAGTGGGACTGAGGGTTGCTCAATCCAATCTTTTATGTCAATCTCAGATAACATCTTAAATATCCTCACTTTCTAAGGTCATTTTAAAGTCCATCCTGTCACCCATCTCATTAAACTGGTGTCTGATAGGTTCTAATAACCTTTCTAAGTCATAGTTAGACATTAAGCAATCAAACTTAATGGTTACAGCTTTACTCCTAGTTTCACCTTCACCTGAATACCCCACAATACAGCCTTTTGTGTAATACATGGCTACCTCGCTATTAAGTTGGTTAAAAGTCGGCTTAAATAGGCCTTTAAATGGCTTTAAAGGCTATTCTCAGCATCTATCTCAGCTTGAGTCTCCTGTTCATCCTTATAAAGTACTCTAGCATCGTGTTCTAAGTCATCCCATTGGTTCTGAGAGATAACTTCAAAGATGTCAAAGTTATTAAACTTAACGTGATTAAACTCGACACAATCTCCGTCTTCATCTATCTCACAAGACACCTCCACTACTGCCAAAGAATCAGCCAATAGCGTCCTGAATTCAAATGTTCTAGTGTTCATGGTGTGCATTCCTTATCTCTTTTAAGTTGTTTAATGATACCCATTTCTTAGATCCTAGTATCTTGCTTAATCTAACCTCTATCATGTATCGATGCCTTTTCTCGTAATAATCAGGCAAAGGATCAGAATATACCTCAATAAATCTTCCAGTAGGATACACCACTGAGACACATCCAAAGTCATACAATCCCAATTCTTTGCTCTTAATGAATGACTGTAAGCTCATTTCTTAGATTCCTTCCTTTGTATGACAAGTTTATAAAGGTTTGCAGGTTGACCTTCCAAGTTGTTGTTATCTTGAAGCCACTCCTGAGCGAATGATAGCTTATTAAAGGTTGCAACAACAATGCCTGAGGATATACTGACGATCTTATACATCTAGAGTCCCCTTCACAGGTGTCAGACGCTGTACAGGTTGACTTAAAAGCCATTTGTCACCCAATAGACGTACAGAACGTATCCACTTGCGTCTATAGTCACGCCTTACGTGTTCAGGGACATCATATGACTGGAATAATTCACGGGAGTGTTTTAGTAGTTTAGTATTCATTTATTTTGCACTCCTAGCGTAATCAATAGCCTGTAACCAAAGCTCCCAAGCGTCCTCAATATTGTTCCAATACTCAGCCCCTTCCCTGACAAGCTGTTGTTCTCTAAAGTCACCCTTTTGAGCCTTTTCCCTGTATTCTAGGAAGTACTCAAGCTCATGAGTAGGTGCAGTGCCCATACAAAGTCTGTATGCCTTCATAAAAGCTTTTTCTTTGTGTGTAAAGTCATAAGTCATTATTCATTCTCCTCAAGTTCTTTCAATTCATCGTAGAAGTGCCCTGCAATCTCTCTGAAGTTGATCTGCTGAAATGCCGCTGAGATCAGGTCAGTTACAAAGCCATTTTGAGCATCTTGAGCATTGTCAATCCATTCTTGCATCATATCTTTGATGTGTTCAGCTAAGCGATAGTCAACGTCTGACTTATCCTCCCAAGATCCCATCAGACCTAGGCAGACGTTAGAGATCTCCTCTGTGGCGTAAGAGTCTTCGCCTAGCCACAGATTAGCAAGCCAAGTTTCGTAGTTTGTCCATCCGTTATAAGTGCTCATGTTTAACCTCTTTAAAAGTTAGGCCGTGGCCTGTGTTACCCTGTAGACATTACAGGCCCTAGCATCCTAGCAGGACGCTACAGTCTAGAATGTCACTTATGCGACAAGCAGGTGAGTCACTTTGCCTTCATTGGTATCCCGTGCTTTAGCGTATGAGACACGTCTAACGCTTCCATAGGCTTTTAAGACTGCGTTAATGTGCGAGGCTGTGGTTCGTGTGTAATAGCCGCCCCAATCTGTCACCAGTTGGCCTTTCTCATTCCAGTAAACGATGACTGTACGGTGTAAGGTGTACCGTTGACCGTCAGTGTGTGCATTGTGGCAACGTGCTGACTTGTGATTGATGAAAGCTTGTGCAGTTTGCTCGATAGTTGACATGATAATAACCCTTTACTTAATGAGGACATCAAAATAAGACAATAAACCTACCGTTAACAGTAACCCAATGGCTACCGCTGTCAGTACATCATAGAGTGTTTCTTTGCTCATACGGCCTCCCTGCCAAACTTGATGATAAAATAGCCTGTCAGTGTATTGGAACGGTAGCAGATGCCTGCGTCGATCAGCTCCTGAGCGGCATTTAGCTCTCTGATACTGTGGTTGAGGATCGTTGCCTGACCTGTCTGTGATAGGTCTTTCAAGATGCTCTTGAGTGTCTCTGTCATGTGATGATCTCCTATTGGTTAACTGGTCAGCTCCTTGCCTTCCATGACCTCTATTGTCCAGACCTACCTTACACAAACCTTACAATCTACAGTTTATCTATACTTATTCTCATAGACTGCGTGAGATTTCTTCATAGTGGCTAGAAGCCCTTAGAACGGCCTTAGAGCGATTATTCATGTTTTGGTCACTGACCCCTTGGCAAATGTTATCAACACCACAACTGCTACTTATCCACAGTTTCAACTCTTATATAAGACTTAACCTGTGTATAACTGTATACCCCATGGAGTATCTTATCCACAGCCTGTGAGTAACCTGTGGATAACTCTAGTGTTGCTTTTATGCTACACTGTATACCCTCCAGAGTATATACCCCTACCAGTATAGGTATGCTTCAGAGGGTGCTACATCGTCCCTCATGCGTCACTTTCCAGACCAACCAACCTATAAAGTGACTACTCAGTCACAATGTAGACTACTCAGTCACTCTAAATGCGAATGATTCTCATTAACGTTTAGCTTTCGAGTGCCTTGTGAGTAAGTACTAACTTCAAAGACACTGGGGGGAGGGTCATGGCTTTGGTGATTACTTTTGTGGGAGCCTACAAAGTACACAAAAAAGGAATAATTAGGGACAGATGAAGTAACTATAAGTCCTTGATCTACAAAGTAAAACTTACAAGAACTACAAAGTACCTAAAATGTGCATACAGAAGTGTATACAATCTAGGATAAGTACAGACAATAAGTTAGAGTTTAGACTCTAAAGTGAAAGAAATTAGATAAATAATTAGACATACCATTGTAAGTAAAGTAAAAGTGTGATACAATATTCATCAAAGGAAATAATTGTGTATACTAAGTAGCCTGACCCCACTACTAAGTTAAGACTTCAAAGGCTGATCTGTACACCTTGGAAAGGGAACATAGAAGTTAAATACACTATTAAAAGTAATATTATAAGTATATTAATATATTACTTAAATAAGTTACTTATAATGTTATGTCTATAATAACATTTATGTTATATGTCTTAGTACTCTATAGTACTATATATAAAAGTCTCCCCTATAGAGGATAAAGACGATGGAAGTAAAAGATAAAACCAGTGTTGGTGTTGTGTCTCCTAAACTACGTGGAAAAGGTAGACCACCTAAGAGTGATCTTCAAGCTGTTAAGAATAGAACTAAGAATAAGGTTGGTAGGCCTATAGGGGATGCAGGTAGGCTTCAAGAGTTCAAGGAAAGACTGTTAGCTACAGGCGGTACTAGAATCTTAGATAAGATGATCCAGATTGCCTTAGATGATGAACACCCGGGACAGATGGCAGCTATCAAGTTAGCTATGGACAGAATCTTACCAGCCTCAGTCTTTGATACAGCTAAGAGTGGTGGTAATATGCCCCAGATCAGTATTAACATATCCGGTCTTAATAGCCCTGTTGTGTCTACTTCAGACGAGGTAATAGACGTATGACACAACTGAACTTCCAACTGCTTAAGTGGCAGCAGAGTGTCTTTAAAGATACTACACGCTTTAAAGTTGTAGCTGCAGGTCGAAGGTGTGGTAAGTCTCGTCTATCAGCCGTATCGCTGTTGATTGAGGCTTTGAATTGTCCAGATGGTTCAGCTGTGATGTACATAGCTCCCACCTTGGGACAAGCTAGAACGATTATGTGGGACTTACTGCATGAGCTAGGTAGACCTGTGATCAAGTCTAGCCATGTGAATAACTTAGAGATTACTCTTATCAATGGTAAGAAGATCCTTGTAAGGGGAGCTGATAACCCAGATAGTCTTCGAGGTGTGTCGTTAGTCTACGTAGTAATGGACGAATGTGCCTTTATTAAGGAAGATGTATGGCAGAAGATCATTCGAGCTTCACTGTCAGATAAGAAGGGTAGAGCTTTATTCATTAGCACTCCTTCAGGACGTAACTGGTTCTACGATACGTTTAACTTAGGACAGGATGACACTGACGAGGAATGGAAGAGTTGGCACTTCACCACTCAAGACAATGAGACGATAGATCCTAAGGAGATTGAGGCTGCAAAGCGTACATTGAGTTCCTTTGCATTTAAGCAGGAGTACTTGTCTAGCTTCGATACAGCAGGAGCTGATGTCTTCAAAGAGGAATGGTTTAAGTTAGCTGAAGAACCTCAGTACGGTAGTTACATTGTAGCGATTGACTTAGCAGGTTTTGAAGAGGTAGGTAAGAATGCTGGTGCATCTAAGAAGAGACTAGATGAGACAGCTATAGCAGTTGTTAAGTTAGAAGATAACGGTAACTGGTGGGTACATAAGATACAGCACGGTAGGTGGGACATCAGAGAGACAGCTGTTAATATCTTGAAGGTGATTAGAGACTATCAACCTACAAGCATAGGTATTGAGAGGGGAGCATTGAAGAATGCTGTACTACCATACCTGAATGACTTGATGAGAAAGAATAACATCTACGCTCACATACAGGATTTAACTCACGGTAACAAGAAGAAGACTGACAGGGTTGTCTGGAGCTTACAAGGTAGGATGGAGCATGGAAGGATTACCTTCAATGACCAAGAGGACTGGAGTGAGTTCAGAGATCAATTGATTATGTTCCCTACAGCAGGTGTACACGATGACTTGGTAGATGCTCTAAGTTACATTGATCAACTTGCTATAGCTAACTACAACCAAGACTACGAAGAAGATGAGTATGAGGTCTTAGACCCTATCTCAGGTTACTAAACAATAAGGATTAACAGTATGGCTAAGAATGGACTCTATGCGAACATCCAAGCTAAACGTAAGCGTATAGCTGCAGGTTCAGGCGAAAAGATGAACAAGGTAGGCTCTAAAGCTGCTCCTTCTAAGATGGACTTCATTGAGGCTGCTAAGACAGCCAAAAAGAAACCTACAAAGGGTAAGTAACACTATGAAAGATTCTAGACTTGAAAGAGCTGGTGTCAGTGGTTATAACAAGCCTAAACGTACACCTAATCATCCAACTAAGAGTCACGTAGTAGTGGCTAAAGAGGGTGATCAAGTTAAGACTATCAGGTTTGGACAGCAGGGTGTCTCAGGCTCTCCTGAAGGTTCAGCTCGTAACGATTCCTTTAAAGCTCGTCATGCTAAGAATATTGCCAAAGGTAAGATGTCAGCGGCTTGGTGGAGTAACAAAATAAAATGGTGACTAAAGGTATTGATGGTCGTTGGTACAAACCTTGTTCTACTTGTGGCGAGCTACAAAGTTACTTACGTAAAAACTACGCTGTTGAATCAGAACGTCTTCAAAAAGAATGTAAGTCTTGCTCAAATAAAAGAACTGAAAACTGTAGTCGAGGTTTTTACAAAGATATTCGGTTATCTTGGTTTAATAAATTTCAAATTAGTGCAGAACTGAGAAACTTATCTTTTACATTAACACCTGAATATTTATGGTTGTTATTTGAAGAACAAGATTACAGATGTTCTTTAACAGGTTGGCCTATAGGTTGGGCTGAAGTTGGAGCAAACCATACAGCATCTATTGATCGTATTGATTCCGATAAAGGATATGTTGTTGGAAATGTGCAACTTGTCCATAAAGATGTAAACATGGCTAAGCAACAATACTCTCAAGAATATTTTATTGAGATGTGTGAAGCAGTAGCCAATAAAGTCAAATGGTAACAAATAAAGGTACAAATATGGAAGAGAACCATATGGATAAGTTTGAAGAACCTACTGAGAATGAGAAGGAACTCACCTCATGGGTTAATCAACACATCACTCGTTGGCGTGATCACCGTGATGCTAACTACATGGATTTGTGGTTGGAGTATGAGCGTATCTTCCGTGGTATCTGGGCTGCTGAGGATAAGGGGCGTGAGAGTGAGCGTAGCCGTATCATCTCCCCAGCCACTCAGCAAGCCATTGAGACTCGTCACGCTGAGATCATGGAAGCTATCTTCGGTCAAGGTGAATTCTTTGACATCACAGACGATGTGAAGGATGTAGATGGTAATCCTTTGGATGTTGAACAGATCAAGGTTCAACTCCATGAGGATTTTAAGCGAGACAAGATTAAGAAAGCTATTGACCAGATTGAGTTGATGGCTGAGATTTATGGTACAGGTATTGGCGAGATCATTGTCAAGACTGAAAAGGAGTACATCCCAGCAACTCAAGCGATCCCCGGTATTGCTAATGCAGCCGCTATTGGAGTTGAAGAGAAGGATAGAGTTGCGGTCAAGATTAAACCAGTTAACCCTAAGAATTTCCTTATTGATCCTAATGCTGATTCCATTGACGATGCTTTGGGCGTTGCTATTGAGAAGTACGTATCCGTTCACAAGATTGTGGAGGGCATTGAGCGAGGGATTTATAAGAAGGTCGACATCACCCTTACAGCGGAGGATGAAGACTTGGAAGTAACCCAAGACTTGAAGACCTATCAAGATGATAAGGTACGTCTGGTTACATACTACGGTTTAGTTCCCCGTGAGTACTTAGATGAGGAAGAATCTGAAGAGTATGCTGAGTTGTTCCCTGAGGGTTCAGTAGGTGATGAATACTGTAACCTTGTAGAGGCTATTGTTGTAATTGCCAACGGTGATCTACTGTTGAAGGCTGAGGCTAATCCTTACATGATGAAGGATCGTCCAGTTGTAGCCTACCAAGACGATACAGTTCCCGGTCGCTTTTGGGGTCGTGGTACAGCTGAGAAGGCCTACAATATGCAGAAAGCTATTGATGGTCAGCTACGTGCTCACATGGACTCACTGGCACTGACTACAGCACCTATGATTGCAATGGATGCTACAAGGCTTCCTCGTGGTGCTAAGTTCGAGATTAAACCCGGTAAGGCTATCTTGACTAACGGCTCACCTTCTGAGATTTTGTATCCCTTCAAGTTCGGTCAGACTGACGGCAATGCAGCTGCAGCAGCGCAGAACTTTGAGCGTATGCTCTTGCAAGCTACAGGCACAGTTGACAGCGCAGGTATGCCCTCTAACGTACCTCGTGATGCAGGTGCTGGTGGTATGTCTATGGCTATGGCAGGTATCATCAAGAAGTACAAGCGTACCTTGAGTAACTTCCAAGAAGACTTTATGATCCCGTTCATTAACAAGGCTGCCTTCCGTTATATGCAGTTTGACAGTGAGCGTTATCCATCAGTTGACATGACATTCGTACCTACAGCTACTTTGGGTATCTTGGCACGAGAGTTTGAACAACAACAGATGATTGGACTCTTGCAGACTCTTGGCCCTAATACGCCAGTGCTGCCATTAATCTTGAAAGGCATCTTGCAAAACAGTTCCTTGTCTAACCGTGGTGCTTTGATGCAAGCTTTGGATCAGATGTCTCAACCTAACCCTGAAGCTGCACAAGCTCAACAGGCTCAGCAGATGGCTCAGATGCAACTTGCACAGGCTCAGGTGGCAGATCTACAGTCTAAAGCTCAGAAACAAGCTGCTGAGGCTCAGAAAACCATGATTGAAGCTCAGATGATCCCTGAAGAGCATCGAGTTAAGGTCATTCAAGCTGCTGCAACGAACATTGATCAGAGCAGTGACTTCGATAAACGCTTGAAACTGGCTGACATGATGCTAAAAGAGAAGCAAGTTAACCTGAAAGCTGCCGATATTGCCTCAAACGAGCGTATTGCAAGCCTTCAGATGATGACTAAGACTCGTAAGAACGCATAAAGTCAGCAATTAGTTGATGTTCTTGGGAAGTTCCATCGTTTTTAATGCGATTAGCTCTCCAAGACATCACTATGACGTTGCCTTTAACGTAACCTTTAGAGGGGTTTACACGATCAAAGGATACTGAATGTTCATTACGTACACCTTCTTCAGTTAGGTAGTCAAGTTCAATACCTAATACTGGGCAGTGTGTAGGAAATTCAATGTCTCCAAACTCGATGTTCCACTCCCATTTATAGTTATTGTGTTTTTTATTGCTAAATTTAAGCAACATAGATTGGAAGATTAAAGATTTAGTGTATTCCTTGTCGTTCCAACGAGATCCGTGTTTAGCAAACATCTTATCGATGTATTCTTTTTCTTTTTTAGCTTTACGGATACTAACAGAATCAATCTTGTTTTTTTCAGCTATCTGTTTTATACGTTGACGAGATACTTTGCCATCTAAACGTTTAGAGATTTCAGTATATCGGAGACCTTCTTGTGCCCATTGAAGAATATTAGATTTATCTTGGGCTGTTAGCTTGGTTTTAATCATAAAGTTCCTTTTATTGAAAAATAAGTAGAATTTTATCATATAAACCATTGTGTGTCAAGCATTATTTTGATACAATTATACTTAATAGTTAAGATTTAAAGGAGGGATAAGCCAAATGGCCCCTGATTTACAACGTTATTACGAAGAAACCTTTAATACGATGAGTACTGAAGGTTGGAAGTACCTCATAGAGGACTTTGAAGAGATTAAGGCTAGTTTAAACGACATATCAACTGTCACGGACACACAAACACTTTATTTCCGTAAAGGACAGCTAGATATTCTTGAATTAGTTTTAGGGCGTAAGGCTGTGTGTGAGAAGGTGTACGAGGAGTTACAGGGATGAAAAGACTGTACGACTTTAAGTGCCCCAACAATCACATAACTGAATCGCTAGTTGATAGTGATCATACAACTGCTAAGTGCAAAGTATGTAGTAAGGACGCTATCAGGCTCATTTCAGCTCCTACCATTGGGTTAGATGCCATATCTGGCGACTTTCCCGGTGCTACGGCTAAGTGGGCTGCTGTGAGAGCTGACAGGCTCAAGCAGGAACAAAAGAGAGGATCTGAGTAAGCTCAGGCAACCCAATTCTATTCTATAAATATCCTGTAATCCATTCATGGACAGGGAAAGGTTAGGTATGGCTTTAATTGATAATGAGGAACTAAGTTCTAATCAAGGTAGTGAGATCGAGGCTGAAGACTTCAAGGCTGAACAAGCTGAACAAACTCAACAGACACAAGCAAACAATGAAGTAGAGATCCCTGAGAAGTACAAAGGGAAGAATCTTGAAGACATTGTTAAGATGCACCAAGAGGCTGAAAAGCTTATCGGTCGTCAAGCTCAGGAAGTGGGTGAAGTACGTAGGCTTGCAGATGAACTACTTAAACAGAGTTTAGCTCAAAAGCAACAACAAGTACAACCAAAAGAAGAGACACCAGAGATAGATTTCTTTGAAGATCCTCAGAAACATCTCAACAATGCAGTAGCTAATCATCCAGATGTGTTAGCAGCTAAGCAAGCAGCGTTACAGCTGAAGCAGATTCAGACACAAGCAATGCTCAACAAGAAGCATCCTGACTTTGCAGATATTGTACGTGATGGTGAGTTTATTGAGTGGGTTAAATCCTCCCCAATGCGCTTAAACATCTATGCTATGGCTGATGCCAACTACGATTTTAATGCTGCTGATGAGTTGATTACAACTTTCAAACAGATCCGAACATCTAAGACACAACAAACTACTGACGCAGGTAAAGCTGTTAGACAACAGAATCTGAAAGCAGCTAGTGTTGATGTGGGAGGAACTGGAGAATCATCTAAGAAAGTATATCGTCGTACCGACCTTATCCGGCTACGAATGCAAGACCCAGACCGCTACGAAGCACTACAGCCTGAGATTATGGCAGCTTACGCAGAGGGACGTGTGAAGTAACTCACACTAACGGGTTAAATAACACATTAATTTAATCATCAGGAGATTTATAAAATGGCTTTAGGTACAAATCACGTAACCACAACGACTGCAGCAACGTTTATTCCAGAAGTATGGAGTGACGAGATTGTTGCAGCTTATAAGAAGAGCTTGGTTGCAGCTAACTTGGTTAAGAAGATGTCTTTCAAGGGCAAGAAAGGTGACACAGTTCACATTCCAGTCCCTGCACGTGGCACAGCTTCAGCTAAGGCAGCTTCTACACAAGTGACATTGATCGCAGCTACTGAGTCTGAAGTTCAAGTGTCTATCAACAAGCACTACGAGTACTCACGTTTGATCGAGGACATCGTTGAAGCTCAAGCATTGTCTAGCTTGCGTTCATTCTACACAGATGATGCTGGCTACGCTTTGGGTAAGCAAGTTGATACTGACTTGGTGACTTTGGGTCAACAGTTCAACGTTTCCACAGCTGGTGCTGGTAACTTCCGCTACGCTGGTGCTTTCATCGGTGGTGACGGTTCTACAGCGTTTGACTACTCAGCTTCCTCTGGTGCTGGTAATGCCTCAGCTTTGACAGCTGCTGGTATTCGTCGTACAATTCAGCGTCTTGATGACAGCGATGTTCCTATGGACAATCGTTTTTTCTTGATTCCTCCTTCTGTACGTAATACCATCTTGGGCTTGTCTGAGTTCACAACCTTCAACAGCGTTGGTGAGGCAGGTACAGCTAACAGCATCCGTAACGGTATGATTGGTGACATCTACGGTGTTCCAGTTTATGTTACATCTAATGCTGGCTACGCTAACAGTGCCGCTGACGGTTCCGGTACTAACATCGGTCGTGTGTGCTTGATGGCTCACAAAGACTCAATGGTGTTGGTGGAGCAAGTTGGTGTACGTTCACAGACTCAGTACAAACAAGAGTACCTCGGTACATTGTTCACAGCTGATACTCTGTACGGCTGCGCTGAGTTGCGTAACTACGGTGGCGTTGCCCTCGTCGTTCCAGCTTAATAGCTAACTAGGTTCCCTCTCACAAGGAGGGAGCCTTTTTAATGTATCAAAGGTGGTACATCAGAAAGGTAACAATATTATGGCTAAATTTAAGTGCATTCAATCTGGTAACACAGTGGAGTTCTTTCAAGAGCATGAGATTGCTGAAATGCGTAAGCACAGCGGCTACACTGAGGTACAAGAGGTAGTAACACCAGCTGTAAAGTCAACTAAAAAGGTAGCTAAAGATGAGATCAGTATCAGTGGGGACAGTGCTGACAGCAGCAACTAAGACAACAGTTTATACGGTTCCAACTGGTTACTATGCTAAGTGGAATCTTTGTTACGTGGTTAACACAACTGGTAACAACAAAGCTATTGATGCAATTTGGTACGATGCTAGTACAACTACTGAGATTCATATTCTAGATGGCTATGTCTTAAGTCCAACACAGTTCATTAAGTTTAATGATGGTGCTTATGTTGTCTTGGAAGAGGGTGATCAGGTTCGTATGGAGTCTGAAGCTGGCTCGACAATGAACACAGTCAACACATTTGAACTATATAGAAAAGGCGAGTAACATGGCAGCACCACAGGTAATGAGTGATGAACAGCTATACCAACTTACAGGTAGTTGGGAAGCTGCTGCTGCTTTACGTGATGAACAAAATAGAGCTTTAAATGAATATAACTGGTCACAAGCAGCTCCTACAACAAGTGGTATGTTAAGTGGCAACATCTTAGCAGGTGCAAGCTGGAACAGTTTAAACCCAACACTTGCAAATGAGTTAACAGCGGCAACAGGTCAACAAACATCTAACTATGCTGTTGGCGGTGCTACAACTGCTGATACTTTAAACCAGCTCAATACATTCTTAGCTGGTGGCGGTGCTTTTGATCCTAATGCTACAGTGTTTCTACAGACTGGTGGTGTTGACTTTTTGCAAGGCGTAGATAAGGAAACTGTTAAAGATAACATCAATCAGATTGTTAAGACTTTAGGTGATCAAGGTGTTAATGTTGTCTTGACTGGCTCACCTTATGCAGCTTCAATTCAAGATGTACAGAATAATAACTTCAATCCTGATGTAGATCCTCTATTTAAAGAGATTGCTAATGAAAATAAGAATGTAGCTTTGGTTAACACTCAAGGTGAGATTCTTAAGAATAAATCTTTGTTGGTTGATGCTCTGCACACCAATGCTGAAGGCACATCTATTTATAATCAGTCAGTTATTGACGCTCTATCTCAATTTAAGAATGAAGTACCACCTAGCACACCTCAAGCAATTGTTCAGACACAAAAGACAGGAGCTATACCTACAGCTCGTGGAACTGTCATTGAAGGCGACAATATTGACCAACAGATTGCTGGAATTCCTCAAGTCGTTTACGAAACAAAAGTAGATCCTAATAACCCAGCTAACTGGCAAACTGTAAACCCTAAGACTGGCGAAGTTATTGCATCAGGTACATTTGCAGGTGGCGGTGATCGTGGCTTGTTAGCTGCTGCAGCTCCTGTGATTGGTTTAGCAGCTTCTACAGTTGGTCTTCCATTTATCACTCAGGCATTAACATCTGCTTTCCCAAGTCTTACAGGCTCTGCTTTGGCAGGTGCTACAGGTGCTACGATTGGTGCTGGTACTCAAGCTGTAACCGGAGGTTCTACAGAGGACATCCTAAGAGCTGCTTTAGTTGGTGGTGGTGGCGGCTTCTTAGGTAGTGAGTTAAATAACCTGATGTATGATTCTACCTCAGCTGCTGACTTAGCTGCAGGTTTAGATCCAAGATACGGTGGTTCTAATCCTTTGTATGGAACTAAGTATGATGCAGCAATGGCTGATTTATTGGGTTCAGAGGAAGCTCAAAAAGCATTGGCAGACTATATCAATGGTACTGTTTCTACAACTCCAGTAGCTGTAAGTACTCCAGTTACGGATGGCGGCTCAGTAAACATTACAGGTGCTACAGCTCCAGTAATTAATGCTGGTGGTTTGTTAAGCAATGTAACAACTCCAACAGTTAATGTAACAACTCCTAAAACTACTGAACAAGTTGATCAAGCTGTAATTAATTTAGTTAATAGTCAGCTGGCAGCTAATACAGGTACACCAGCTAATTTGGCTAATGTGGAAGTTACAGGTACTAGACCTGCTACAACACAGGATGTCGTAAGTGCTATTACATCTTCACTTCCATTAACAAATACTTCAATACCAACACAGACTATTACAGCTCCTAAGCTGACAACAGTTGGAGAGACTTTAGCAACACTTCCTTCAACTCTGTTGCCACCTTCTGTAACAAACACGACTACAACCACAACTGATAATAAGAAAACTAATGAATTAGGTTTAACTGATGAGCAGATGGCTAATTTGATTAAAGCTGGTTTAGGTTTGTTTGGCACTTTGGGAGCTACTTCAGCATTGTCAAATATGGGAACTACAGTTCCAGTAGGGACATTACCTACGCAGTTACCTCCAATGTACACAGATGATTATTTCACTAAGGTACAGCAGAACTATAACAGACTTCTTCCAGCAGTCCCTCGTGATGTCGCATCGCCATTACGTGACTGGTACACTTCACAATACGGAGCTTAATTAATGGCAAGCACAATCATTACCAAGAATAGCAGCACAGCTTCAGCAACTCCAGCTGTAGGTGACTTACAACAAGGTGAGTTAGCTGTTAACGTTACCGATAAGAAGGTCTACACTAAAGATAGCAGTGCAGCTATTGTTAAGTTGGTAGGCTCCTTAGGTAATCAAGAAGCTTCAGCTGTAGCTATCACAGGTGGCTCCATTGCTGGTATCACAGACTTGGCAGTTGCCGATGGTGGTACAGGCTCCTCCACAGCTGCAGGTGCTCGTAGTAACTTAGGTGCTGCAGCCAGTGGAGCTAACAGTGATATTACCTCTCTGTCAGGTCTTACAACAGCTCTATCTGTAGCGCAAGGTGGTACAGGTGTAACAACCTCTACAGGTACAGGCTCTGTAGTCTTGTCAAATTCACCTACATTGGTAACTCCAGCACTGGGAACTCCATCAGCTGCTGTACTTACAAATGCTACAGGCTTACCTTTGTCTACAGGTATCTCAGGTTTAGGCACAGGTGTAGCTACTTTCTTAGGTACTCCATCCAGTGCTAACTTGCTTGCAGCTGTCACAGATGAGACAGGTACAGGTGCTCTGGTATTCGCTAACAGCCCAACACTGGTAACACCAGCTTTGGGTACTCCAGCAAGTGCAACATTAACTAACGCTACAGGTCTTCCCATTAGCACAGGTGTCTCAGGTTTGGGCACTGGAGTGGCTACAGCATTGGCTGTTAATGTTGGCTCAGCTGGTGCTCCAGTGGTTAACGGTGGAGTACTTGGCACTCCCTCTAGTGGTACTCTCACCAACGCTACAGGGCTTCCTATCTCTACTGGTGTATCAGGTCTAGGAACTGGCGTTGCAACGGCTCTAGCGGTCAATGTAGGCTCTGCTGGTGCGCCTGTGATCAATGGTGGTGCTTTGGGTACACCATCTAGCGGTACTGTAACTAATCTTACAGGTACAGCCTCTATCAATATTAATGGTACTGTGGGTGCTACAACACCTACTACAGGTGCTTTTACGACTGTAGCGGCTTCAAGTGATGTAACCCTCTCTGGAGGCACAGCCAACGGAGTTACTTACCTGAACGGCTCTAAGGTTCTGACAAGTGGCTCTGCGCTTACTTTTAACGGCACTTCACTTGGCATTGGTTCATCGTCTTATGGTGATGCAGGTTCTATTACAGCGTCTATTGGTGTTGCGGGAACAACTGCGGGTGGCCTGCAATTGTGGGCAAGTTCTGCACAAGAGCATTACATCCAATGGGGCGATTCAACTACTGGTTCTGCTACTTATGCAGGGGCTATTTCTTATAGCCATGCTAGTGACTTCATGCGCTTCTGGGTCAACTCCTCCGAACAAATGCGCCTAACCTCGACAGGTCTTGGCATTGGGACGAGTTCGCCTTCTTATAAGTTGGATGTAAGCGGTCAAGGGCGTTTTCTTTCGAACACTCAAGACCAGTTGACGGTTGGCACTACTTCGACTGGCTCTGGCGCTTCGTTGACCCTTACCGCAGGCAACGGAACAACGTCTTCAAAGTACGCTTACATGAACTTCATCAACAGCCAAAGTTCAACAAAAACTTGGCGCGTTGGTACATACGGAGAAGACAACTTTGTCATTGTTGATGGCAGCGCAGAAAGGATAAAACTCGACTCCTCTGGCAACCTCGGCCTCGGGGTGACTCCGAGTGCGTGGTATAGCCCTTCCACTTGGAGAGCGATGCAAATTGGAAACGCTGGTATTTTTGCTGGCCTGACAAATTCTGATGTTCGCTATACAGCTAACTCTTATTTAGATAGCGCTGGAACATATCGATATATCAATAACGGCTACGCCACGTTTTACAACCAAGCAAACGGCGCACATAATTGGAACACAGCCGCATCAGGCACAGCAGGAAACGCCATCTCCTTCAGCCAAGCAATGACATTAGATGCAAGTGGCAATTTGCTGGTGGGGACTACGAGTGCAATTAGTGCTGGAAAAGTTTCTATTCTTGGAACGACAAGCACCAATACTTTATGCTTGCAAGATGGTGGCAGTAGTAATTACAACATTCGTGCTTTAGATAGCGGTGGCACAGTTACTTTTAATGTTTTGTATAACGGAAATGTTACAAATACCAACAACAGTTATGGTGCTATTTCTGATGTAAAACTAAAAGAAAACATTGTTGACGCATCACCAAAACTTGCTGACCTTATGCAAGTAAAGGTGCGTAACTACAACCTGATTGGCGACACAACAAAACAATTAGGTGTTGTTGCTCAAGAGTTGGAAACTGTTTTCCCTGCAATGATTGATGAAACACCTGACCAAGATGCAGAAGGCAATAATATTGGTACAACAACTAAGTCTGTGAAATACAGCGTGTTTGTTCCAATGCTCATCAAGGCCATCCAAGAACAACAAGCAATCATTGAATCACTCAAGGCACGACTTGATGCCGCTAATCTTTGAAAGGTAAATTATGACAACCAAAATTACTTGGACAATCTCAACCCTAGACCGCAACACATCTGATGGCTATATCACCACAGCCCATTGGACTGCCACAGCAGTTGATGGAGAACATACAGCCTCAATCTATTCAACTTGCAGTTTCGGTGAAGGCACACCAACAATCCCCTATGCTTCTGTTACAGAGGCTGAAGTGCTTAATTGGATTTGGGCTAATGGTGTAGATAAGACAGCTACTGAGGCTGCTTTGGCGGCTAAGATTGATGCGCTGAAGAATCCTACACAGGCTTCTGGTACACCTTGGAGTGAATAACAATGGCTAATGAAGAGATTAGCCATGCTCAGATATATGATCGCTTATGTGCTGTTGAAGCTAAGGTAGATCAGTTAGACAAGAATACTCAAGAGGTTGTTAAAGCCTTCAATGCAGCATCTGGAGCCTTCCAAGTACTTGAGTGGATTGCTAAAGCTGTTAAACCTATACTTGTTATAGGTGCATTCTTCGGAGCTATTTGGTTAGCTATCGACAATAAACTACATGGAGGCTAATATGAATATGCCCACACGAGGTCAGAGAACAGCTAAGAATAAGATGAAGAAAGTCATGGGTGAGTACAAAGAAGGTACTCTCCACAGTGGTAAGGGTGGCCCTGTGGTGAAATCTCGTAAGCAAGCCATTGCAATTGCTTTGAGCGAGGCTAACAAAGCTAAGAAGAAAACACGTAAGTAAAGGATATATAAATGGCTACGTATTTAGACGTTGTGAACAATGTGCTCAGACGCTTGCGTGAGCCAACTGTTACATCTGTAACTGATACTGATTACTCTAACCTTGTAGGTGTATGGGTTAATGACGCTAAGCGAGAGATTGAGGATGCTCACGATTGGAATGCTTTAAGCAATACCATTGTAGTTACAACTGTAGCTGGTACTCGTAACTATACTCTTACAGGTTCAGGTCAGAGGTTCACCACAAGTGATGTATTGAATGATACAGATGACTTTGTTATGCAATCTGCTAACCGTGACTGGATCAACCGTATGTATTACTTAGGTAATGTACAATCAGCTTCTCCATCATATTATGCTTATAACGGTGTTGACTCAAATGGTGATACTAAGGTAGATTTATACCCTAAGCCTGATGGAGTATATTCACTAAGGTTTGAGTTAACAATCCCTACAACTGACTTGACCAATGATTCAGATACTCTGAAGATCCCCTCACACTTACCTTCACTGTTGGCTTACTCTAAAGCCATTGCTGAGCGAGGTGAAGATTCAGGTGTGACATCTTCAGAGGCTTATCTGATGTACCGATTAGCTCTTGCAGATGCTATTGCTCTTGAGAAGAATCGTTATGAAGATACTACAGTTTGGAATGCTGTATAATGGCTGAACAACTACTTACTACAACTGTACAAGCTCCGGGCTTCATGGGTTTGAACTTGCAAGACTCATCTGTCAATCTAGACAATGGTTTTGCAACTGTAGCTCAGAACTGTGTCATTGACAGGTTCGGACGTATTGGAGCTAGGAAGGGTTGGTCAGCAGCTCACTCTTCCTTAGCTGCTTTAACAGGTTACAAAGTTAAGGCTATTGGTGAGTTGATTGATAACTCAGGTAACTCATACATTGTAGCTACAGGTAACAACAAGCTATTTAAGCTATCAGGTTCAACACTGACTGAGTTGACCTACGGAGGTGGTGGTACAGCTCCTACGATTACAGCGGATCATTGGCAGATGGCTCCGTTGAATGGATGTTTGTATCTGTATCAGGCTGGACATGATCCTCTAGTGTTCGATCCTGCGACCAGTTCAACTACTTACAAACGTATCTCTGAGAAGTCAGGGTATGTAGCTACAGTGTCTAGCAATAGCTGTGTAATCAGTGCATATGGTCGTACATGGTCAGCTAATAACAGTACAGACAAGAGTACTGTACAGTTTTCAGACTTGTTATCAGGTCATGTATTGAGCACAGGTACAGCGGGTACTTTAGATGTATCTCAGGTATGGCCTGCAGGTTCAGATGAGATCATAGCCTTAGCCTCTCATAATGGTTTCTTGATTATCTTTGGACGTAGACAGATTCTTATCTATTCTAACGCTACAGATCCTAATAACCTTACACTATCTGATACAATCACAGGTATTGGATGCTTTGCTAGGGACTCCGTAGTTAAGACAGGTAGTGATATTGTCTTCTTGTCAGATACGGGTGTTAGATCTTTAATGCGTACTATTCAAGAGAAGTCAGCTCCAATGCGAGAGCTTAGCTTGAATGTTAAGGATGCTTTGGTTGAGGATTTAAGTTCTGAAACTGCATCTAATATCAAAGCTGTGTATTCAGATAAAGATGCTTTCTACTTATTGTCTTTACCAACTGTAAATACTGTTTATTGCTTCGATATGCGAGGACAACTTCAGAATGGTGCAGCTAAGACTACAACATGGAATAACATCACACCTACAGCTTTCTTATACACTCGTAATAAAGACTTGCTGTTAGGACAAGAAAGTTATATTGGAAAATATAACACTAATCTTGATAATACTGAAACTTATAGGTTACAATACTACACTAACTATTTTGACTTTGGTAGTCCAACATCACTGAAGATGTTAAAGAAGATTAACTTAACATTCATTGGAGGTAATACAGCTACAGTGTTTGTTAAGTATGGTTTTGATTTCAGTGCTGCATATCAATCTAGAACAATTGAGTTAGGTAGTACTTCGGTAGCTGAATACGGTATCGCTGAATATAACATAGGTGAATATACAGCTGGTATTGTGTTTGATAATCAGAAGATTCAAGCAAGTGGTTCAGGTAATGTCTTACAAATTGGCATGGAACTGAATGTTAATAGTTTTGAGATTTCACTACAAAAGCTTGACTGTTATGTCAAAGCAGGAAGGATTAGATAATGTCTTCGTATACTAAGAGTACAGACTTTGCAATTAAGGACTCACTAGCTTCAGGTAATCCCAGCAAGTTAGTGAAAGGTACTGAGATTGACACTGAGTTTAACGCTATTGCCTCAGCTGTTAACTCTAAAGCTGATAAAGCTAACCCAACATTTACAGGGACACTAACAGCTGCTAACTTAACAGTTTCAGGAACATTTACAGCAACCGTGGATGGAGGAACCTACTGATGGCTGATTGGACAGACTTAATTGGCCCTTTGTTGGGCACTGCAGGTAGTATCTATTCAGCTAACACAGCTGCTAATACCACTACCGATGCCGCTAACGCAGCTGCTAGAGCTGCACAGTTCCGTCCTGTAGGTATCACTACAAGGTTCGGTAAGTCAGGCTTTCAATATGATCCTACAACTGGACAACTAACAGGTGCTGGCTACCAAGTAGCTCCAGATGTTGCAGCAGCTCGTGAAGGTCTAATGGGCTTAGCTGGTACTGGCTTAGGTCAAGCTCAACAAGTACAAGCATTCCAGCCTCAAGTTAATCAAGCAGCTCAAGGTCTATTTAACTTGGGTCAAGGCTACATTGCTAAGACACCTCAGGAACAAGCTCAGCAGTACATGGCTCAGCAACAACAACTGTTAGCTCCCGGTCGTGAACAGCAACTTGCACAGTTGACTAATCAACAGCAACAGCAAGGTCGTTTAGGTCTAGCTACAGGTGCAACTACTCAGGGTTACACAGCAGGTGCCCCCGGCTTGCAAGCAACTAATCCTCAAATGGCAGCTCTGTACAATGCTCGTGCTCAGCAGGATGCTCAGTTGGCTGCACAGGCACAACAAGCTGCTCAGCAACAAGTGCAGTTTGGTCAAGGTTTGATGACAGGTGGTCTGAACTTGTCAGGTCAAGGCTTTGGATTGCAGACACAGGCTTTGGCTCCTTACAGTCAATATGCTCAACAGGCTATTAACTTGGAGAATCAAGGCTTGAATGCTCTAACTCAAGGTATGGGATTAGGTTCATCTATTACAGCAGGTTCAACAGCAGCTGCTAACATTCAGAATGCTGCAGCACAACAGGCAGCAGCTTTGCAGATGCAACGTAACAATGCTGTAGTGGGCGGTCTAACAGATCCTATCAGTCAGTTGATTGGTGGTCTTACAGGCTCTACAGCAGCTAAGAATGCTAACTATAACGCTGTAGTTAATCCATACTTCCAGACAATTGGTTATTAAGGAACAATAATGGCAACACTACCACAAGGTTTGTTTGGAGGCATGGGTACTCCTGAGGAAATGCAAAGACAATTAACTGAGCAGAAGGCTTTGCAGTTTGCAACCATGTCACCTCAGCAGCAGATGTCCTACAACATCTACAAGAATACAGGTAACTTAGGTCGTGGCTTAGCTGGTGCTTTTGGTGTGGATGTACAAGATCCAGCTATCAAGAGAGCTACTATGCTTCGTCAGATGGCTTCTCAGTACGATACCAATACACCTGAAGGCTTGCGTCAAATGGCTCAGGCTTTACAAGCTACAGACCCTGAGTTAGGCTTTCAAGTGATGCAGCGTGCAGATGCTTTGGAATTGTCACGACAGAAACTTGTAACAGAACAAGCTACAACAGCTTCTAAGTTAGCTGAGAAGCTTACACCTGAGCAAAAGAATGCTGCAGGTATTGCAGATCAAGAAGCTGATCGTGGAACACCTGAGTGGCAATCAGCTTATAAGCGTGAACTTAATCGTTTGACTGCTAAAGAAGGTTCTAAACCTATTATCAAAGAAGTGGGTGTAGCTGACGGAACTCGTGAACCTGTTTATACATATCAAGAAGGTAACACTGTTCGTCAAGTAATATTTAAGAATGTTAATGGTGAGCAGAAAATGGTACCATACACAGGCGGTGTGGATCGTACAACTGCTAAAGTAACTGCGACAGCTAGTGCTAAAGGTGAAGAAAGTTTCTCAGTTGAACTTGGTAAGTTGGATGCTAAAGAAGTTTCAAATGCACGTAATTTGCGTGAAGCAGCTATTGGAGAACTTGGTTCTTTGCAGAAGATGCAAGAACTTAATCAACAACAACTCATGTCAGGTTCTTTTGCTACAGGTCGTGTAGGTGCTTTGAATCTATTGAACACATTGGGAATGACAAGTGGTCAGGATGCAACTAAGCTTGCTAATTCAGAGCAATATACTAAAGTTACTGGCGACTTGTTGTTGGATAAGATTAAGAAACTTGGTACTAATCCTTCAAACACAGATCGAGAGTTTATTGCTAAGATTGTTCCTCAGCTTGAGAATAGTCCCGCAGCCCGTCAAGAACTTATTAACTACCTTGTAAAGAAAGCTAATAAAGTTGTATCTGAGACAACCCGTTTAGATACATATGCTAGAGAGAATAAAGGATTGAAAGGTTTTGTTCCTGAAGTTCCTCTTGTAGGACAAACACCTAATGTATCTTCAATGAGCACAGAAGAATTGTTGAAAATTGCTAAAGGACAGAAATAATGACAACAGCAGAAGAGGCAATTGCAGAACTTAAGAAGCGAGGCATAACAGTTTCTTCTGAGTCAGTCTTGGAAGAGAAGGGAACTACTTTTGATGAGTTTAAGAAAGGTGCTCAAAGTTTCTTAAAAGGATCTGCTAAAGGTATTGTAGACATTGTAGGTGGTTGGGGTAATCTTTATGATTATCTAAAGGAGAGCAAAGATCCTAATGCTTTCTCATCTACAGGCATCATGCAAGGCATTAAGAAACTTGGTGGCCCAGATCTCCAACAGATTGCAGGATATAGAGGAGCTTATGAAACAGGTCAATCTGCAGCTCCTGCTGTAGCTTTATCTGCTGCGGGTCTCCCCGGACTGTTTCCACGTACTGCTTTAGGTCTTACAGGTGAAGGAGCTGTTGCAGCTGGAACGGGCTTGACTGCTCAAGCTATTGCTCCTGATAGCCCACTAGCTCAGTTAGCTATTCAAGCCTCTCCTTATGTTGTTAAAGGTGGATTGACAGCAGCTAGAGGAGCTGTAACTGCACCTACAGGTCAAGTACCTTCTAATCTTGACGAGCTTCTACGTGTTGGTCGTATGACTCCCGGTGAAGCTACAGGTAGCCGTGTACAGTTAGCTAAAGAGGCAGCTGCTGAAGTTTCTCCTAAGATTGAAAGTACTGGTAGTTTGTTCAGACAAGCACAGGTACAAGATGTCAGTGGTTTCTTAGACAACGTATTTAAACGAGCTACTACTGAAGCTGCAGATCCTACAATAGCCTCTAATGCAGCTATTCAAGCATTTAACAACTATGGTAAAGCTTTGTCCAGTCGTTTGAGAAGCGATGCAAATGCTGACTTTAATGCAGCTAAAAAGGCTGGTGGTCTAGTCTCTACAGATCCTGTAGTTAGTACTATTCAAAAGGAACTGGCTTCAATTCCTCCTGAAGTACAAGCTTTACAACCAATTCGATCATCTTTACAAAGGATTATTGATGAATATGTCACACCTGCTAAAGAAGCTGTTATTGAACCTTCAAAGGTTCTTGGCCCAACTGGTGAGCCAGCCTTTGTTAATATCACTAAAGCTGAGCCTCAGCAGTTATCTAAGATCAGTATTGACCGTCTTCAAAAAAATCTATCAGCTTGGGGTGAAGCTGCTTACTCAGGTAAAGCTGATTTTGGTAATGGCAACATCTTTGAAGGAGTAGCTCCCGGACAAGCTAAAGGCATAGCTATCAAAGTTCTACGTGGCTTTAGAGAAGCTCTTGACAACGCTGTTGATTCAGGTGTTGCAGGAGCTGAGGATCTTGCACGAGCACGTGATAAGTTTAAAACTAATCTACAGAAAATTGAAGACTACTCAAACTATCCATTAACAAAGTATTTTGATGTTGAGACATCTACTGCCTTAACACCTGAGCTTGTTATTGATAAGCTGTCTAAAGCTAAACCTTCTGAGCGTATCTTTCTAAGTCAGGTTCTTTCCAACAGCCCTGATGGAAGCATGGTATTAGATACTGTACGTAGATCACAGCTTGAAGCAGTTATTGCTAAGGCTCAGAAAGCTGCTGCAGGAGCCGCTGAAGGAGCACCAACTATTGATATGAAGACTCTGTTAACTGAGTTAAATAACAAGAAAGGTGATTTTAATTATTTGTTCCCACAGGCAGCTGATAAAGCAGATGTAACTTTAGCTATTCAATGGCTTCAGAAGACTGCTAAGACAGCAGCTGAATCTGGCAAGAGCTTACAGGCAGATGCTTATGGAGCTACACGAAGCTTAGGAGGAACTTCACAGCAAGGCTTGATTGCTCGTGAGTTGGCTTCCTTAGCAGACCTGATCACAAAAGATCCTCGTGCTATGGCTGATGTTGTCTTTAACCCTGACACTGTTAAGAAGATGGCTGAAGCACAACGTAAAGGTAAGCTTTCCAAGGCAGCTGACCTAGCAACTATGCTGGGAGTCAGTGCCGCTAAATTTGCTCCTCGTGTTGGCCCTATGGCTGATACAACTCAACCTGAGGATACAACTCAGCAAGTACCTTCAATGGCAGGTCAAGTTCAACCAACGACAGTTGATCAGCAAGCTGCTATTGAAGAGCTTAAGAAACGTGGTTTGTGGAATGAATAAACTATAAAGGACTATAAATGATTGACCCCATATCAGCTCTTGATGGGCTACAAAAAGCGATAGGGATGGTCAAGAAGGCAAGCAAGGTAGCCAACGACATCGGTGGTCTTGCTCCTATGATCGGTAAGATGTTTGATGCTAAGAGCCAAGCTACTAAGGCTATGCTTGAAGCTAAAAGGGAGAAAAAAGGTTCCAATATGGGAGCTGCTCTCCAGATCGAGATGGCTCTGGAGCAAGCTAGAGCCTTTGAAGAGGAGCTTAAGATGCTCTTCATGCAGACAGGTAAGATTGATGTCTGGAACAAGATCAAGGCTAGACAAGCTGAGATGGACAGAGATGATGCCAAGGAGATGAGTGCTCTGAAGGCTGCTGAGAAGAAAGCTAAACAACAAGAACAAGAGCAACTCGAGATGGCTATGCTGATTGGCGGTATAGCTTTTGTTCTACTACTGGTAGGTATTGGCGTTAACGAATTGATGGACTTCTGTGCAACAACTCGTAGATGTGGGAGATAACTATGAATGAATACCAAAAACAATTTGATTTGTTTTTAAAGGTGTTTATTTATGGTTGTGTTGCTTGGTGGTTCTTAGGCTTTCTTAAATTTTTACCAGATGATTTATCAAACAAGATTGTGGCACTTTTATTGGGAAAGATTGGGCTATGAAAGTAACACCTTACCAACACAATGCAAACCTGTTGAAAGAGTATCACAAGGTTATCAATCAACAACACCTAAAGGAGCTGGAGAGACTAAACCGACAAACTGAGGAGAAGTTTAAAGCTCAGTGGGTTAAGACAGGCTCTGTAGATATTTATGTATAAGTACTTATTACTGCTATTACTTCTAACAGGCTGTGAAGACAGATACAGATACTACTGTCAGAACCCTGATAACTTCCATGCTGAAGTATGTCAGAAGCCTAGATGTCAGTTCACTCAGACCTGTCCTGAATACTTAGTAGCACCTATATTGGAGAAACAAATTGATCAGTCTAAACAGCAACAACAACAAACCAAAACTAACCCCTGAAGAGATTGAGGTACGTATCTGGGGATTCGTTGTAGTTGCTATAACTGTGATTCTCTTCGGTATTGTCTTTGCACTCCTGTATTCAGTCACCTTTGTGACTCAGCCTATCAAGTCAATGGCTCCTATAGATCAAGCATACACCAAGATGCTTAATGATATAGTACTACTTATTGTAGGTGGTATCGGAGGTATTGTCGGTAAGAGAGCTGTTAACTCAGCTACTAATGCCTTTAAGCCTCCACAGCCACCTATGATGATGGGTCAACCCTGTGGAGGTGGTTATAACACCTCTAGTTATGCTCCCCCTCAATCAGCTTACGGCCTACCAAGTCAACCCTTCGGTGCTATGCCAGTGTGGAAGAATCCTGAGCTAGATGAATCTTGGACACCCGGCCCTCCACCTACAACTCCACCTGAGCACTTGGAAGATGATGAGGAACGAGAAGAGATAGCTCAAGCTAGGAAGGAAGCTGAATAATGTTACCAATACCACTTCCTTGGATCATTATAGGTGCAATAGTCTCTCTGTTCACAACCTATCAAGTGGGTCATCGTTATGGATGGCTTGAACGAGATCAGGATATGCAGATTGAGATTGCTAAGAAGAATGATGAAGCTCGTGAACTTGAGAAGAACATGGCTTCTAAGTTAGCTGATAAAGAAACTGCATTGAGAAAGGCCCAGAATGAAATATCTAAGAAACAGTCTGCTATGCGTGAGCTTGCTAATACTGGCAGGTTGCGCCTCCCCACCCCCAGTTGTGTACAAACAAGCACAAGTGCCACCCCTGCCACAGGAGATAGCAGAGACGAGCCAAGCGAACTTGAGCGACAGACTATTAACACTCTTATCGACCTCGTCGCAGAAGGAGACAAAGCCATCACCAAGCACGCAGCCTGTGTCGCAGCCTACAACGAAGTAAGGGAGTTAGTTAATAATGGTAAACGCTGATCAATTACGAGCACTTAAGATTGATCCTAACCTTGTAGATCCTTTCAATGAGACTTTCCAGAGGTTTGGTATCCTAACACCAGCTCAGCAAGCTTCATGGATTGGTCAGTGTGGTCATGAGTGTGGTAACTTCAGGATCTTGGAAGAGAACCTTAACTATCGTGCACCTACACTGCTTAAACTATTCCCTAAGACACCTAAGCGTCAGTGGGGATTTACTCCTGAAGAGGCTGCAGCTTATGAGAAGCAACCTCAGCGTATTGCCAATAGGATTTATAGTAATCGTATGGGCAACAGGGATGAAGCTTCTGGGGATGGCTGGCGTTTTCGTGGATCCGGATTTCTTCAGCTGACTGGTCATAGCAACTTCTACCACGCAGGTCAAGCCTTAGGAGTTGACTTTGTGATGCAACCTGAGCTAGTTCGTACACCTATGTATGCAGCTCAAACAGCTGGATGGTTCTGGCAGACACATAAGCTAAACCAGTATGCTGATAAAGGTGACTTCGTGACAATGACTAAGCGTATCAATGGAGGTACAATTGGTCTTGAGGATCGAATTAAGCATATCAACCATGCTCTACACGTACTGAGTTAAGTATACAGTTGTAAGTTTTAAGTATACAATTACAACAGAAAAGCCACTATGTATTGCTACGTAGTGGCTTTTATGTTGTCTAGTCCATGATAAATGCTAAAGTGATGAATCCAATGTGCAGATAGATAACAGGCACAGGATCGTCTCCCATGTTCTCCTCTTCATCCATGATGTACAGTTGATCAGCTTCTAAGCCAAACACTAGACCAGCTTTAGTTTCAAACTCTAGAGTCATACAGTATCTCCTTCAATGACTGTATAAGGTACAGCCCTAACCGTTGGAAACTTACTCATGAAGTCTTCCCTTGTGATGTCTCTACCGATGTTAATCTCTTTAAAAGGCTTACCCTCTTGTTTGAGAGTAGCCTTCAAAGATACACAAGCTGGACAGTTATCCTTTGTGTAAACTGTAATCATTTTAGATCTCACATCCACCTGCTGTACAGGCTAGTGTCTGAGAACCTTCAACATTGTCAGTACGTTCAATGAACTTATCCCAATCAATATCTAAAGGCATATTGGATACCATGTCGTAATACTCAAACTCAGTCATGGACTCATAAGGAGCTTGACGGTATGTTCCTCCATCCATAGGCAAGAAGCTCACACCTGTAATCTCATCAAAGTTATTCCATACCCAAGCCCCAACTTCAGGCCATTCATGTTCATTCACTGAGATAGTTACTGATGGCTTATGCTCACAGTAGTGACGCTGGAACAACAACCACAGACGTAAGTGCTTAATAGCATTCAAGTCCTCACGAAGTACAGCACCCTTCTGAACTCGCATTGGGAAGCTGAACACTGTAGTGCTTTCAGGCTTCATAACACAAGGCTCAGCTGGGAATCCTTGAGATTTCAAGAAGTCAGTGAGAGGGTCTTTGTTATCAGAACGTACACGACGAATGAAATACTGACTGTGCTGAGGATGGATACCACTTGCAGTACCTGTAAGCTGCGAAACAGTACCTTCTGGCTTAATGGCAGTAATAGCAGCACTGCGGTTAATCCCGATTGCGTCAGCCATAGCAGCATTAGTATCAATAGCAACATTCTTCAAACCTTCCAAAATAGCTGGTAACTCAGCGTTATCAGGGTCATTCAACAAAGGATTATCTAAGATACCTGTCATTGAAACACCCAACAAGCGTTCCTCTTCAGTGTTAGTCTGCCACACTTTACGTAGGTACGGGAAGTGAGTCATCGTCGATTGAAAAGTCCCCAGAATAGTAGCCATACGCACTTTAGACCGTAAAGTATCCACACAATCATCGCTCCGAACAATAACAGAAGACAGATTACAAAATTGATAAGGTCTAAGGATAATCTCACTGCAAGGGTTTGTACCCCACTCTTTACCCAATTCCCTACGTCCACTCTTAGCTGCTTGAAGTTCACTTGCATAACGATTAAAGATACCACGTTCACCTGAGTGTGATTCATAGATGCTTGACCACTCACGCATGAACTTACCAACATCAGGTTTGACTTCGTAGATAGCACTGTTGTTAGCCAAGGCACGTTGACCATTACCATCCCACCAGTTACCAGCTTTAGCGTGAGCCATACGATCATCACTCAAGTCTGATAGAGAGATCATAGCGGATCGACGCACTCCACCGACCACCACAACCTCGCCAACCTTGCAGAGGATATCATGAGCTTCCAAGCTTGTAAGTTTTCGTCCCGCAGCAAGTTTGAATTTATTAACAACATACTTGAACAACTCGACAAGAGGCTCAGGGCCACTGGCACGTCCACCGAAGGTTTTGAGTCTAGTACCCGCAGGCCGTACAGCCGATACGTCCCACTTCGGAATCTCGCCAGCATACAGTAAGGCAATGACTTGTCGTAACGCTTTAGCCCATCCTTCTTTGGAGTCCTTAACTGTAATTGTAGTACCACTATTAAACAACTCAGTTGGGATCTCAGGTAACTTGTTAACATACTTCTGCTCCACACTAAAGCCTACACCTGTACCACACAACAGAATGTACATAGCCTCATCAAAGGCTTTAGGATCGTCAATAGGCAAGTATGAACAGTTATAACCTGCAATGTTTTGACGCTCCAAAGCTTCACCAGCTGTCATGATACTACGCATTGATGGCATAACTTCTAATTGAGTTACAGCTGTTTGCAACTCAGTACGGAGGTCAGCTGGGATGTCATAGTTATGCTTTTCTTTCAAGTGCTTGGTCATGAAGTCAAAGTAACGGTTTACAGTCTCAGGCCAGTGCTCTCTCCGGCCTTTATCATCCAAGTAGCGAGAGTAGCGGCTCTTGCCAATGTATTCTTGGTATGGTGTCATAATTTTACGCATATTAGTCTAGTTCCTTTATTAAATATTCTTGTTTCTTCTCAATTACATCATCAAATCTATCGACAATATCATCACTCTGTATTCCTAACAGTTCCAAGAGTGTGACCTCATCTAAACGCTTGAGAGCCTCTTTCAGTTCTTCAAATGTTATGTTGTTCACGACGATTGATCTCCCGTTCAATGTACCACTTAGCTTTCTTCAAGTCCTCAATGGCATCCTTCTTAAGATCACAACGCCAGATATATTTGATTGCATTACCTAGATTAAAGCCCATGTGTTCAGTTACTTGGATACATTCAATACCTGATGGATGTTCAGTGTAGTGTTTAGGCTTATGTACACTGTCATTAGCCCATTCACTGTGATCTGAGTCTACCCACTCTTTAACAGCTTCACTTAAAGGCTGTGAGGCATCACGAATGTACATATCACGAGGAACCCAACGATCAAACTGAAAGCAATGGTTACAAGGATGTATACCTTTGTCTAAATTACCATAGAAGCATGATTTACATTTCCTATCAAGTTCATCCACCATATCGTTTCTCCAAGTATTCAATGCTAAGGAACATCTCGTCAAAGTGTCCATCGTTAACTTCATTCATCATCAGTAAGCCACGCCAATGACGGTTGCTAAGTTGATCCATATACGACTCATCGTGTAGATAATAAGAGCCAACGATGATAGCACAAATAGGCTTGCCATCAGCACGCTTACCATAGGCGATCTGCTTTCCTTGCTGATGTCCTGCAACACAAGACATATGAAGCTTATTGATGATAGCACTAGCAGCTCCAGCGGGTCTACCCATCGCTCCCACAGGCCAATAATGATTAAAGCCAACACCATTAATGAACACAGGATGTAGAAAACCATGTACTTCCCAGTCTTTCTCATATTCTAAGTCTTTCGTAGATATAAGTCCATCTAAGGTAGGATTATTATTCACAGCCCTGTCAATTCTATTCTCATGGTTGCCTAGAGTTAGAACCATACGAGGTTTGTAGACCTTGTGTTTGGATTCCTTCTGAGCCTTCTGAGCTTCCCTTAAAGGTGCTAGTAGAAGCTTCATAGCTTCCTTAGCAGCTTCAATGTCCTTCTTGTAGCGTAGACCTTCAAAGTACTTACTTCCCTTGATGTCGTGGCTACTAAGGCTTGGCATATCTGCAAAGTCACCTAGATTAACAACTACATCAGGCTTGTAATCGACAATGGCTTTACCAGCCCATGTTAGATGCTCTAAAGGTACACCTTCTTTAATCTGACAGTCCGGTATGACAAGTATCTTCAATATCTTCTCCTTCAACTGTTAGTCGTTCACCCTCATGTAACCCAGCTTTGATAGCTTCTAAGATACCGAAGCTTAGTAGTGCATTAGCTTCATCCTTAGTAAGGTCAAACATAAAGGTAGCATCACCGTTCTCATGTTCTTTAATCAGCTGTACGTTCATTTTCAGCCTCCTTAAAGAACTCTTGAGCATCACCAATGTACATGAAGTAACTTAAGACAACCTTTAGAGCTTCATTAACTTTTAAGTTCTCAGCAATGTCTTCAGGATGGCTGCTGAATCCTCCATTGATTGTTCGCAGATAAGTCTCTTTAAGCGATTCAACTACTACAGCATCTGTGAAGTCTTCCCAAGCATAACGAAGTTCCTGAGAATTCTCCATAGCTTTAATCAGATTATTTAACATATATCTTCTTTCCTTTACCTTTCTCGGTTAACCACTCTTTAGGGATCTCTTTATCAGCGTACAGAAACCCATGCTTGTCGCACCACATACCATATGTTGTCTGACTTAGCTTTGAAAGCTTAGCTTTAGAGTTACTGAAGACAAACCTAATATCTAAGTCAGGGTACTGCTCCTTGATCATTAGATGCTTCTGTCTGTCAGCTGTGATAAATCTTCCCTTACTCTCAATGATGATACTATTGTTCAGGAGTACGAAGTCAGGAGTGTACTTACGTTCCTTAGCTGGTTGAGTGTAACCAATCACTAGCTTCTCATACTCAAAGGGAATGCCCGCAACGGTTAAACTCTCAGCTATCCTGTCTTCTAACCCAGACCTGAACCCATGCTTCAGAGCCACTTGTTTAGCTGTTAATGGTTTAGCTTTCATGTGATTCCTTCGTAATCTGATACTGATGGAGGAAAGCTCCAAAGGTATCAACAAACTCCTCATCGTGGTTTAACTTACCCATTGTGAACATGATGGCGTGAACTAACTCATGATAAAAGGTTTGCTCAGTAGTTTGTTTATTCATGTCCATTCGTAGGTGGATAGTCTGCCTTTCAGGATCACACTTACCCATCTCTTCCATATGACATAAATAGTTTACGTGCCACTTAGATCCTGCAAGGTAGAAGGAGGTTGCCACATCTGGTTTGTCTTTCTTCTTAACCACAGTAATTGCCCGTTCTCCAGTACCCTTTGAGAGTTTCCAGAATAAGCCTTGAGGCAAGCATCATATAGTTCCCTTTCAGTTGTACAGTCTTTCAAGATCTTATCAGCCTTTACAGGGCCAATACCTCTGAGTCCTTCAATGTTATCAACTCTATCACCAGTTAAGATCTGTTTGTAGAAACTGTACAGACCTTCAAACTCAGTAACAAAGTATTCCTCATCTTTAACAGGATTGTAATGCCACCCCGGTAACTGGTCTAGATCCTTATCGACATGAACAATCCAGTAGTTACCTTCAGTGGATGCAATAGCTACAGCGTCATCAGCTTCTTCGCCTTCAGTCATGATAGCTCCTAACTTCATCAAGTGCTTGCGAAGGGCATCATAGTGCTTAGGCTTAGGAGCATCTTTGCGATTCCCCTTATAAGGAACGGTGGTAGCTACCTCGAATCTAAAGTTAGTTTTACCTGTAATCCAAGCTCTGTAGTCATCACACTTCAAGCGCATATAGATAATGTCGGTAAACCATTCAGTGAGTCGATTTAGTGCCCATCGTTCCTCTTCATCCTCATTAGAGAAGCCAACCTTGTATACGAGAAAGTCCGCATCAACGATGGCTTCTATAGGTCTATCCTTAGAGGATGTCATCCGCTGTCTCTTCTTCCTCAGCACCCTCTGGACTATAAACTTTAAGTTCTGTAATCACAATCTTCTTAATGGAAGGAGCTGCACCGAACTTAGCTGACATCTTGTGACGATATGAGGACACCAAGGCGTAACACTTAGTACCGTTACCAATCTTACTAATGTCAACAGGATTACCTTCTTCGTCCACAGGCTCAAACAAGAACTTAGACTTACCAACAATGTACTTACCCATTGTGTCTTTGTCTTTTAACTTAATACCAAGCTCTTCCAACTTAGCACAAGCTGCATCACTCAACTGTCCTAATGTGCACTCATACTTATCGTTAGCCTCGTTGAACTTCTTGTTGTACTCTTTCATCCAGTTAGACCAGTACAGTTCACCAGCGACTTTTACGGGTTTCATGCTATCAATACTCATTTCATTTTCCTTCAATTTAAAGTTAATTTACTCAGTTACTACAGTTTCAGTCTGTTTCTCTTGCTCTTGAAATTGTGCTACCAACTTCTGATGCAGTGGGAATGCACCTGACTCAGTAGGCAATTGACCAATCACTCGAACAATGAAAGCAGCTTCATTAGGTTCAATGTTAAATACCATTTAAGTTCCTCTATCAGTTTATGTTTACAAAGTAAACGTCAATGTAGCTCTTGAGATTCTGGGTGAGCTACCATACCCAATGCTAGTTCTTCTAAATGTACCACAGCCGATACTAAGACTGTGTATACCTCTTCAAGATCTAGATCCTGTCCTATCCTGACCTTGAAAGTATTTCCTTCAACGTCAAAGATAATCTGATTCTTATCAATGTGTTTCACGCCAGTTTGCACCAATTTTATACTCCCCGTCTAATGGACAACGAAGCTTAAAGTACTCCCCAGCTTCAACGATACTTGCCTTTGCAGCCTCACCTACTATTGTAGCATATTCCTTAGAAACTTCCAACTGAAATTCATCATGGACATTTGCCACCAGCTTCACAGGCCACTTATTAGCCTTAGTCTTATCATAAAATAGTACTAAAGCTTTCTTCATTACAATCGCCCCAGCCCCTTGAAGGAGCGAATTGAGAGCTGCGTGTTCTGAGCGCACCCATATTTTACGGCCATCAAGCCCCGGTACAAAGCCCTTACCTGCATACTTGCTAACCGTATTTCTAAGACGTTGAAGGGCGGGTGTGTTCGCAAGAAAGGAGTCGATAAGTTTCTGTCCCGCTTTAGCATTACCACCGACAATGGAACCAATCTTAGCTGGCCCTGCACCGTATAGGAATGCGTAAATAAACGTCTTCGCTTGATCCCTTGTCTGCAAACCTGCAGCTTTCTGGTTTTGCGTGTGTACATCAGTTCCATCCTTTGATGATCCTTCAATGACCGTTTTAACATAATTCTCATCTTTCATGTAATGTGCAAGCATACGAAGCTCAAGGCCACTAGCGTCACAACCAACCAATACGTTACCTGTTTCAACTGTCCAACACTCCCTACACTCTGGGCCATAGATGCTACCTGCATTGGGAATCTGTGCCATGTTAGGACTACTGTGAGTCATCCTACCTGTAACAGCTCCATTGGTTATCACTTTACCGTGAACTCTACCATCCTTACCAACAGCTTCTAGCCAACTTTCAATCTGAGCTACACGTTTCTGTAGCATCAGGTATTCAGCGATCATCTGAGCCTCAGGAATGTTAGTAACCTTGGACAGTACAGATTCATCAACAATAGCCTGACCCTTCTCTGTAAAGTCCTTAGGTTTCCATCCTAACTCCATCAGCTTCTGTCCAATTTGCTGTCTACTTCCGGGGTTGAAAGTATCAACGGCATCTTTGATGGGCTTTCCTGAGGTCTTGTGGAACCTTGGAGTGATGACTGGAGGCCACCTCTGTTGCATCTGCTCATATATTCCAGCCATCTTTCCTTTGATGTCAGCAAGTAAACAAGTTGCATAGGGTAAGTCCAGTTTGAATCCATTACGTTCTTGTTCAGCAATGATAGATGCTACTTTATGTTCCAAAGCAAGGCTTTCTTGTGAAAAGTCTTTCTTAGTGAATTCAGAAGTAAGGTGCTTATAAAGATCACAAGTGACCTCAACGTCCCTAATGCAATAATGCTCCAGAAGAGCCATGTGAGGAATGTTAAAGCACTCACCTTTGTACTCCTCTCGTCTGTTCATTAACCATGTCCACACTCCTGTATAGTCAATCTTTTTCCTCTGGAGTCTCTCTCCCCATGCGTCTAAGCTGTGACCGTTCTCTATTGATGGATCTAGCAGTCTTGACGCTATCAACGTATCGTACACTTGGCTCAAGCGAATCTTCGTAGTCCAGAGCCGATTGAGTATCGGAAAATCGAAGCCGATCCCGTTGTGAGCGACTATCAACGTAACGTCCTTTAAATACCCCACGAGGTTGTCTGCTGCTTTCCATACATTAACTTCTCCAGTGTCGATGTCCTTAGTGACTACCATCCAGATCGTGTTGTGATCTAATGTTGTCTCGATGTCTAGAACGATACGTTTCATACTCAGCTTTCAAGTCTTCATAGTGATGGATAAGTAATTGATACTTGTCTTGCAACTCATAGTACTTACTCTCCAAGTCAAGCATTCTACCAGCTATCTTGTCTAAGTCCATCATGCTTGTCCCCTTGCTCGGATGGCATTGATAACCACGGCGTACAAAGTCCACACAATAGCCGCCATAAAAAGCAAACCGCACATTGGTAAAACCCAATGAAACTCAGGCTTTCTAAAACTAAGAACGTCAGTCAATATTTGAGAAATAAAAACAATGCCTGTGATTTTGGTTGTGGCTCTAGGCCAAAAATAATCTATGCGTTTCATTCTTGTCCTCTTGCTCGGATGGCATCAGCGCACATCTCAGGTGTAGGCCAATCCCCACACGCTTCTTCACCCGTATAAATTTCTTCACACACCTTTGCACACGCCTCACGCTCTTTCGCTTGTGCGGCAGAAGCAATCAATACTGCGAAGCGCTCGTTGTAGATGTCAAACCACTCCATCCCTTGTGGGGTTACATATTCAGCATATTGCTTTGCCTCCTGCGCAATGCGAATAATGTCTTCTGTTGTCATCGCATACCTCTATACGTCAATTCAGGGCAATAATACACAGGAGCTTCTTTCCAGTTAGGACGATATGTATACTTTATAGCTACTCCAGCAGCCTCTGTAGCCTGTGCACTATTCTTCTTAGCCCTATAAGTTCTCTTGTGCATAGCTTTCTTGTCCTTGTTCTTCAAAGCCCATTCACGATCTCTAATCCTACGCTGTTCAGCTCTCTGTGCAATTACATCAGGATGAACACCCATGTCAATCATTCGTTGCATCCACTTAGGTACAGCTTTAGTCATGCGTCACCCCTTGCTTTTATGTCGTTGACAATTTCAAAAGCCCATACAGGTTCGGCATACTGCATTGCTTCAGATTCAACAATCTGTGCACACGCCTCACGCTCTTTCGCTTGTGCGGCAGAAGCGACAAGGGCGGCAAATGCCATGTATTCATGGACACACCACTCAGAGGGTTCAAAATCGTTATCAACCAACCCCGCCTCTCGTGCCATGCGAATTATTTGTTCTCTGTTCATTTTGCAGCCTCCATGTACAATCCAACATTACCCAAAGCATAACCTACAAAGGCTATACCAAGACCTGTATTCCCTTTGATGATCAAGTCTACAGCCACTACAGCATAGACAACACCTACAATTGCAATTAAAGTACTACTCATCTTTAGTTTCCTTAGGTTGTTGTTTGAAATTATCTGAGTTGTTCATTTCTGACGTTAACTCAGAAGAATATTCCTCAGATTTATCGAACTGAAAGTCACGTACTTTATCGTTACTCTCACGACCAAAGATAGCATCCCATCGAGCTTCATATTCAGCCTGAGCTACGCTGAAGGGACGAGGTGTTGAACCTTTACCGTCTTCTCTGTTACTCATAATGTTTCCTCTTCAAGTTCAATCATACGTCCAGTCTCCATGTCATATTTAAGCACACAAGCTGGGCCTGTATAGCCATTGTAACGATTCTTAGCTACAGCTACTTTAGTCTGATGCCTTTCATTGTCATTCTCAGCCATACTGTTACGCTCCAATGTGATTACAGCGTCTGACAACTGAGCAATTGCACCTGATCCTCGCAGTTGAGACAGTGATACAGCTTGCCCATCTTCGTGGCCTTGATTACCAGTTGGCCTACGAAGGTGGCTGACACAGATCAGGGTAATCTCTAACTCCTGTACCAGTGTACGAAGCTTGGTCATCATGTTATCAATAGCTTTACGTTCATCTCCAAGGTCTTGACCAGATACCACAATACTGATGTGATCAAGGAATATAACCCTACAATCGCAAGCCTTAGCCATATATCTGATTCTGTTAGCAATGTTGTCCACATCACTGCTACCGAAGTGATCAAAAAGATAGATACGATTACTACCAAGAGTTGCATCGAAAGCATCTTTAAGCTCCTGTTCAGTGGTTGGTGTGTCAGGCAAGTGTAACAACTTGTTAGCGTGTAAACTCATGATACTTCTAGCTGTCTTTCGAGTGGACTCTTCAAGGAATAAACCTCCAATATTCCACTTCGTAGTGTTCAAGATGTTAAACAAGATCTCTCGCAAGAACTGACTCTTACCCAATCCTGAACCTGCTGTGACTGTGATTAACTCAGATGGACGCATACCATAGAGGAGCTTGTTCAAGCCCTTCCAAGGATACATAGCCTCAGCCTTAGCCTCAGGTTTAATCACTTCCTCCCACAGAGATGCAGCATTGATGATCCCGTCAGGTATGTAAGTCTCAGCTCTCCACCACTCATTAACGAACTCTTTATTAGCCCCTGCAATGAGGTAATCACAAGCATCTTTGTAGCCACTCAAATGCTTAACGATCTTAGCCTTCTGTCCGAACAGTTCAGCAACCTCTTTAGAGGCCTTCTTACCCGGCTCATCAGCATCGAAGCA